TTGGTGCCGCTTTTAACTGCCGCATTGCAAGATGCACTTCAAAAAATTGAGGCCCTTGAAACTCGTGTTACAGAACTGGAGCAAGGTCAATGACTGAATACGACTGGACAATCGCACAACTTGAACGCCAGACCGACACAGGGGGAGTGGTGACAGTCCATTGGAACTGCAAAGGCGTAGACGGGGATTACTCGGCGCGTATGTATGGCACTGCTAGCTTTACCCCTGATCCTGATGACCCCAACTTTAAGCCTTTCGACCAACTGACCGAAGCTGACGTGCTAAGTTGGGTGTGGTCGTCCGATGACTTCGACAAGGATCAGATGGAGGCGAATCTCGCAGCTCAGATCGAAAAGCAGAAGAACCCACCCACTGTTTCTGGGACACCTTGGTGACATAAATGGCAACTCGTGACATCTCCACTGCTATTCAAAACAACCTTGAGGATGATGTAGTTTATCCGTTCTTTGCTCTTGAACTGGAGTTTGACAGCGGGCCTTTACGCCTTTGGACTGGTGTAGGTACTCTTGTATTTGAAGGCGTTAGTTATACAGGCACAGGCAATCTTCTGGATGTGAGTAGTATTGAGGAAACCACAGAAATTGCCGTTAGGGGCGCTACAATTACCCTAAGTGGGATGCCATCAGAGGTTATCTCATTGGCCCTACAGTCGCCATACCAAGGGCGTGTGTGCAAGATATACTTTGGCATGTTCTCTAAAGGAAGTCTCCAGAAGGAAGATGATACTTACATCCTCTTGGAAGATGGCGGCAAGATACGACTAGAACTACAAGAAACTGGACTTACCCAAATCTTCTCTGGCTATATGGATGAGATGAACATTGATGAGGGACCAGAGTCAGGAACTATCGAACTCAAGGTTGAGAACAAGCTGATTGACTTGGAGCGGGCTAGGACTCGTCGTTATACAAGTGAATATCAAAAGTCTGTTTACCCCGGTGACTTGGGTTTGGACTTTGTTGAATCGCTTCAGGATAAGAAAGTGGTGTGGGGTCGTGGTGGTTAAGTATCAGCAAGAGTTTCTTGATAACGTGAGGGGTGAAGTTGAATCCTTATTCCAACTCCATTGGGAAGAGATAGCACTCAACAAGGATAAGATAAAGCTCAACCCAAATTGGGATGCTTACGAATCTATGGAAAGTTCTGGACACCTAAGAATCTTCACTGTTAGAGAAAACGGTGTTTTGATAGGTTATTTTTTCGCGGTGGTTTCAGTCAACCTTCATTATAAAGACCACTTGTTGGCAGAAAATGATTTGATTTACATAAAAAAGGCTCACCGGAGGGGGTTTACAGGGGTAAATCTTATTAAATTTGCCGAGAAATGCCTTAGAGATGATGGGGTGTCTATCATTAAAATAAACACGAAGGTGCATAAACCGTTTGATAAACTGATGGATTACTTGGAGTTTGATTGTGTTGAACGGGTTTATACAAAGTATGTAGGGGATTGATATGGCTGTTTCGTTTATAGGGGCGCTTGTTTCAACTGCCATTGGCGTCGGTACCGGAGCTATCGCATTTACATTCTCGGCTATTGCGACAGCTTTCTTTACCAGAGCAGCCATTGGCATTGCCCTTAACGCTCTTGCACCTAAACCAAAGACGCAAGGTGCTAACAGGGGCTATCAAGTCACTACGAGGGGGTCTGCGCTAGATCACCAGATTATCTACGGTCGTATGCGTGTTGGCGGTGCTATTGTATATGACAAGACTACAGGCACGAACAACAAATTCCTGCATAGGGTTATCGCCTTCGCTGGACATGAAGTGGAGTCCTTCGATGAGGTCTATATCAATGATGAGGTGCTTACGCTTGATGGTAGTGGTGAAGTTACTGCGCCTTCTAAGTATGTAGGTAAGGTTAGGGTTAATAAACACCTTGGAACACCCGACCAAGCCGCTGACAGTGATCTTGTAGCAGAAGACCCAAGCTGGACAGAGCAGCATCGCCTTCGTGGTATCGCTTACCTGTACATCCGTTTGCAGTTTGACCAGAACGCTTTTCCGAACGGTGTTCCTGACATTACTGCCACAATCAAGGGTAAGAAGGTTTATGACCCTCGTGAGGTGTCACACGACGCAGATGATCCAGATACTTGGGAGTGGTCCGACAACCCTGCCCTGTGCCTCAGAGACTACTTGAGCGAAGGCTATGGTCTGGGCGAGGAAGACGCCAACATTGATGATGCTATCGTCAGCACAGCGGCCAACGTGTGCGATGAGACAGATACGGTTAGTGGTGAAAAGAGATACACTTGCAACGGTGCTTTTGTAACTCAGGTCACTCCGATTGAGATACTGAACGACATGCTCACGTCTATGGGCGGCTTGTTGTGGTATGCCCAAGGCGAGTGGCGTATGAAACCTGCTTATTATGTAGCCCCTACCCTTACGTTCACTGAGGATGACCTTCGCAGTAGCATCGCTGTCAAAACACGTCACTCACGCCGAGATAACTTCAATACGGTCAAAGGTACGTTCCGTGGTGAGGAATCCAACTGGCAAGTTACGGACTACCCTGAAGTCACTAACAGTGCGTTTGTGGCCGCTGATAATGGGCAAGAAAGCGTCCTAGACCTTGAGCTTCCGTTCACCGATACCGCTGATGAGGCTCGTAGAATTGCTCGCATTGTTCTTGAACGTAACCGCCAACAGCTTACGGTCAGTGCTTCTTTTGGTCTACGTGCCTTTCAAGTCCAGACTGGCGACATTATCAAACTTAGCATTGATCGCTTTGGATGGACGCAAAAGGAGTTTGAGGTCACAAGCTGGACTTTTGGCCTTACGGATGGTCAAGACCTGCAAGTTCAGATGACGCTTCGTGAGATTAGCGAAAGCGTGTTTGATGAGGTTGATGATGGCATTGTGTATGAGCGGGATAATACTGAATTACTTTCGCCGTTTGAGGTTCCGAGTGTTGGTATAGAGGTTGACGATGATGCCCTTATAACCAACGAAAAAGTATCAAACGTAGCTATTGCAACGGTTACATCTGGTCGATCTGAAGCTATTGATTATGTTGAGGTTGAATACAGGTTCAACAGGAAGCAATTTGAAGATGCAGAGCCAGACCCTCTCCCACAGTTCTCTTCTTTCGGCCAAGGTCCGTTGGGTGAATTTATCGTAAGAGACCTTGAGACAGGTATTTACGATTTTAGAGTTAGGGCGATAAACAGCTTTGGTATTAAAGGTGACTACGAGTTTCTTTCGGATGTAGAGATAAACGCATTCATTGGTGACCCTTCGGATGTAACTGGTTTCGACAAAGAGCTTTCTGGAGGTAGTCTTTTCCTGTCATGGGAGCCAATACCTGATGCTGACCTAAGCCACTATAGGGTCAAGCACAACTCAAATACGACAGGGGCAACGTGGAGTAACTCTACCACTGTTATTGAACGGGTTCCAAGACCAGGAACAACTGCTGTTCTTCCTTCTCGGTCAGGCACATTCCTTATTCGTGCTTACGACAAAGAAAATAACTTCAGCGAAAACCCTACAACTATTGTCGTTTTGCCTTCAGAGATTCCTCAGCTTGGTGTGACGGAAACACAAACAGAAGACCCAACATTTAGCGGAGCTAAAACAAATACGACTGTTGTTTCAAGTACCCTTGAGATTGACGATACTTCTGCATCAAACCCTTCTGGTGAATACTTCTTTGATGATTACATTGATACAGGATCAACAAGAAACGCCCGTGTAACTGGGTTTAGGACGTTTACTAGAAAATTTGATGGTGTTACATTGCTTTGGGATGGTATTCCGCAGCGATGGGATACATGGCCGGGAGATTGGGATACATGGACTGATGAGGATGCAGATTTTGGCGACGTATCTGTGAATGTATATGTGTCTACAACAGATGACGACCCGGCTGGAACGCCAACTTGGAGTAGCTACGTCTTGGCTAACGGTAACTTTGTTCAAGGACGCGCCTTCCGCTTCAAGGCTATATTGTCTAGCACAAACACGAACTACACACCCAACATAACAGAGCTTTCCGCCACAGTGGAGTATTAATATGAGCCAGCATGATTTCAATATTGCTAATCAGACAGCATCAAATGCCAGAGCGGACATCAACAATGCTTTAAAAGCATTAGCAAGTCTATCTTCTGGTTCCACAGCACCATCTACTACCTACGCAAACATGCTTTGGTACGATACCGTAAACAACATTCTCAAGATGAGGGCTGAAGCTGACGATACTTGGATTAATATCGGCTATCTAGATCAATCAGCAGACGCTTTCCGTATTCTTGATAATACGCAGGTTGTGAACACAAGTGGTACTCAGACGGGGTTGTTGGGAGATCAGTCCGAAGCCACTTGGGAAACAGGTACAAGCACCACAGAAAGCCTTGTGAGTCCCGCTAAGGTGAAGGCGGCGATTGAGGCTTTGGCGGGTGGAGGCGGTTTTGCTTCCATTCAAGTGTTTGAAACGTCTGGCACATGGAACAGGCCCGCAGATGTCACCAAAGTTCTCATGTACGTCACTGGTGGCGGCGCTGGAGCGTCTGAAGGTAGCCCGACGGCCCCCGGCGGGGATGCCCCGGAGTATCCGGGCGGTTCTGGCGCTACCGCCATTAAGTTCTTAGACGTTTCTTCTATTTCATCAGCAACAATAACTGTTGGGTCTGGGTCAGCCGATGGCGGCGGTGACGGTGGTGACAGTTCATGGTCGGACGGAACCAACACCGTAACAGGTGGCGGAGGTCAAAGCGGTTCATTATACGCAGGGGGCACGGCGTCAGGTGGGGACTTAAACATTCCCGGCGGAGCGGGGCTTGATGAAGGCGGATGCGCTTATTATGGGGGCTACGGTTCGCCGGGTAGCGGTGCTGCGCAAAACAGCGGCGGGAATGATGGTGTAGTTGTCATATTGGAGTACAAATAATGAAACTCGCAGAAGTTAAAAACGGTTTGGTCGTCAATGTAATAACTGTCGATCCAGACAATATACCAGAGTGGGCAGAAGGGTGGCCAGAAGTAACCTTGGGCAGTAAAGGGTGGTCTTACGATGGGTCTAACTTTACACCGCCACCCGCAGAGGAAACTCCCATCGAAGAACTCCGCGCCAACGCCTCCATGTCCCGCGCCAAGTTCCTACAGGCTTGTGTTGCGGCAGGAGTAATTGAACCTAGCGTAGCTGAAGAAGCTGCTAGTGGTGTGTGGCCCAGTGCTTTCGATGGGTTCCTCACAGGGCTTTCTGTGGAACAGCGGATTGAGGCTAAAGCCACTTGGGTGGACGGTCAACGAGTTCGTCGGGACAGCCCTATTCTCGCCCTTATTGCTGCT